GGGAATTCCGGCCTACTTTATTGATGCGCCGACTGGATCATCCATGACCTATCAAAACGCCCAGACGGCGCGTCAAACTCTTTTGGATTTCTCGCTGCTACCGCTGATGAACAGCATATCTTCAAGACTTTCAATGCCAGATTTCACGCCATCAACACAGCGCGTGGAATTTGATTTGAAGGCTTACTTGCGCGGATCGGAAAAAGAGCGTGCAGAAATTTACAAGATTTTATTTGACATCGGAGCAATCACGACTCAAGAAATCAGACAAATGGAGGACATGATCTCATGAAGCTAACAACACCAATGCAAATCACGGCAGCTGATTCGGATTCACGAACAATCACCGGCCGCATTGTTGCGTTTAACGAGCACGCAAATGCATCAACCGGCAAGGTTGTTTTTGCTCGTGGATCAATTCAGCCGCAAGATGTTTTTTTGAATCTTGAGCATGACAACACACGCAGAATTGGCAAGAGCATTGCCATGAGTGTGAACGACAAGGAAATGACAGCGACTTTCAAAATTGCTAACACCACGGCTGGCACCGATGCACTCACAGAGGCAATGGAAGGCTTACGCGATGGATTTTCAATTGAGTTGGCCGTGGACAATTACGAAATGCAAAAGGACGGCACCATGAAGGTGCTCAATGGTCAGCTCACAGCTGTTGCGCTTGTAACAGAGCCAGCTGTGCGATCAGCTCGCGTGCAAGAAGTTGCCGCATCAGAAGATTCTGAAACTGAAACAGTTACAGAGACAACAAACCCAAATGAAGGAGACAAGATGGACAACACTACCGAACCAGTAGCTCCTGCCGTTGAACCGGTAGCAGCTCCAGAAGTCGCACCTGTACAAGCATCACGCCCGGCTTACTACACAGCACCACGCTCACCAATTGTGGACAAGGTTTCATACCTTGAGCACTACTTACGCGCAAGCGTTTTGCATGACGAAGATTCTCGTCAGTATGTTAAGGCAGCTGACAACACAACATCAACAGCACCCGGCATGATTCCAACACCACAAAGCACACAGGTGATCAACGCACTTGCAAATGCTGATCGTGGCACAATCGATGGCATTAGCCGTGAAACTCTTGTTGCCGAAGGCATGACATTTGAGCTGCCTCGCGTAACGGCTGTACCAACAGTTTTGCCAATTAACGAAAACGATGCGGTTACAGAATCATCACTATCTGCAACATTTTTGTCAGTTTCCGTACAGCCGTTTAAAGGCCGTGCAATCTCGACAGTAGAGCTCATTGATCGCAGCCGACCAGAATACCTAACCGCGTTGCTCCAAAATCTTGAGTTCGCATACGCAAAAGAAACTGATGAGTATGCACTTGCAGCAATGCAAGCGGCCGTCACTACTGTGACAGCACAATCAGCAAATTCAGCAACCGGATTCCTTGGATACACATCAAAGGCAGCCGCAAATGTTTATGGCGCATCACTTGGATTTGCTCGCTCATTGATCGTTTCACCAACACAATGGGGAAACATCATGGGTTACAACGACAATGGCACACCGCTATACAATGCGGCACAACCTAGCAATCAGGCAGGAAATGTCCGAGGCGATTCATTGCGCGGTGTAGTTTCACCGGGTCTGAACCTTTATGTTTCACGCTCATTTGGTAACGCTGGTACAACAACAGCTGATGGCGATTCTTCAATGGTCGTTGTCAATCCAGATTCTTACACATGGTACGAATCTCCACGCTTTACGCTACGCAGCAACATCAACAGCGATGGAACAATTGACATCCTGTATTACGGATACGGCGCACTAGCTGCCAAGGTGCCAAACGGCGCACAATTTAACAACCTCCCATAATCACTATCGGTAGCGGTCGCTCCCGAACGCTACTGACACGAAAGGAACCGAGATGCCTGCAATAGTTACAGCCTCACAGCTGAGAGCGATTTTGGGTGTCTCGGTTTCTTTGTATAGTGATGCACAGCTTGATTCATACATTGATTCGGCTGAGCAAACGATTTTGCCTTTACTTACGCAATACCAATCATCGGTGACTTTTGCCAATGTGGATGAATCCGTCATTTATTTCACCACAATGCGGCCAAACTATTTTGTGCCGGGTCAATCCGTTGTTGTAACCGGGGCCGGAATTTACAACGCGACCTATACAGTCACCGATGATCGGATTGAGCCTTACACTTTTACAGCTGCAACAGCGGCAGCTGATCGAACTTATCCATTGCCGTTTATTCCAGCGGCAACAGCGACATTGAGTGGATCATCGGCAGCGCAGCTGTACGCATCGACACCACCAATTGAAAATGCAATTTTGGTTGTGGCGGTTGAAATTTTCCAGAGCATTACAGCTCCCGGCAACCAGATCATGTCGGATAATTTTCAGCCGTCACCATTTATTCTTGGCCGCAGCTTGAGCAACAGAGTCATCGGCCTCTTAGGCCCGTTTCTTGATGTCGAAACGATGTGCCAATGAGCATCGAATCCGCAATTCGCACACCACTTAAAACAGCACTTTCAGGCATTGCTGCCAATGTGTACAATGGCATCCCAGAGACAATGACCAGCCCATCAATTTGTTTGATACCGGGTGCACCTTATTTGGAAAGCGTTTTGCTTGGAAAAAACACAACAAAAGTGAAGGTCAATTTAACTGTCACGGGTGTTGTGGGTTATGCCAACAACGCCGCAGCTTTGGACAATCTCGAAACATTGATGATTTCGATCATTGCAGCAATGCCAAATGGTTACGAAGTCGGAAATGTAAATCAACCTCAACCTTTGGAAGTCGGTGCCGGTAAGTACCTCACGGCCGATCTCCAAGTATCCACATACTACAACCAATAGGAGAAAACATGGCCACAACAATCATCACCGGCAGAAATGTGAGCTTCAGCATCGATGGGGATACTTTTGATGCACAAGCAACATCTGCAATCCTTACTGTTGATTCAACGATCAACACATACCAGACACTCGATGGCAAGGCGTATTATACAACCGACACTCAAGGCACATTTGCTGTTGAAATGTTGGCTGACTGGGGCGTTGCTTCATCACTATGCGAAATGCTTTGGAATCAAGCTGAGAACTCACCAAACACACCTTTGGCGGTAATCCTCGAGACAGAGCCGGGCAGCACTTTCAATTTTACTGTTCAGCCAATTTTCCCATCAGCTGGAGGAACAGCACCAGATGCACAGACTGTCTCAATGAGCTTTACCTGTGTGACAACACCTACATTGGCTTAACGAAAGGAAATCGGGAGCATGAAACTGGCAATCACAATCGAATTCGCTACGGGGGAGAGCGCAACCTATACCGCGCTCCCACCGGAGTGGATGAAATGGGAACAGAAAACCGGAAACACGATTCAGCAAGTGGCCGAAAAATTGGGCATTGCCGATTTAATGTTTTTGGCGTACCACGCAATGAAACGCGAATCGGCCGGAAAGCCTGTGAAGCCTTTTGAGGTTTGGTGCGAAACTGTTGCTGACATAAGTATGGGAGAAACCGAAAACCCAAAAGCTACGAATCCGGAAGCATAAACCGGATTGTTTGGGAATTGGCTATCCATACAGGATTGTCACGATCAGAGTTTCAAACCGCTGAGGATATTTTAACCGCTTTTGAGATACTGAGGATCAAAAATGGCAATTGAACCCATCACTTACAACAAGAGTGATTTGCGCGGCATTATCCGCGCTTTCAAAGCCATGGATGAGCAAGCCGTTTCTGAGGCCAAAGGCGTTTCAAATGGCTTGGCCACTTATGTGCAATCAAAAGTCACGGCCGCAGCTGGTGGCCGCCCAAATAAGGCGGCAATTCGCATTGCACAAGGATCGCGTGTGAGCAAGTCATCGAAAGTCGGAGAGATTAGCTATGGCTTTGTATCTCAGAAATTCAGCGGTGGTGGTACAACTCAACAGCTTTGGGGCGGTTACGAATTTGGATCAAACAAATTCAAGCAATTCCCGGTGTGGTCTGGCAGATACGGCCGAGGATCAACAGGATGGTTTATCTATCCAACATTGCGTGCCGAGCAGCCATACATCATCAATCAATGGGAAAATGCATTTACTAAGATTTTGAAGGAGTGG